GGAAACATAACGAATCAAAATGTATCCTGGGAGATAACTGACAGCACAATTACCACCTACAAAGACATAGTCTAGTTTGTTCATAATATATCCTCAAACAGAAAATTCTCTTACAGCACCCTTACTCAACCCTTCGCTGATGAAGAGTCGCTTGACATGACCCATCATCAATGTACCCAGGTTCTGCTCAACAACCCAATCAACGATATTTTCGATTGTGGTTTCGCGATCCAACACGACAATCTTGTTGCGTGCTTTACTGTAGGTTGCTTTCCAAATTCCTCTCTCGGAAGCGTATTGAATCTTAATGTAATCTTCCGTTTCCTTCACAACGTTTTGATTATAAATCAAGATAGCGCCATCAAGTTCTGAAGCGATGCTATAAACGGCTTGCATTCCACGCCTACAGTCTTGACAGTCAGGATTATAGAACAAATCATGTTCTACTTCAATCCACGAAAGATGCCCATGGCTATGATTTTGGCATCCCCAACTGGAAGAATTCTTCAAACCATGCACGTATCTAAACATGAAACTCTTCTGTGGATCTTTCATGAAAGCTTGAGTAGTCAATTGACATTCCACAGAAATGTCACAACCAGGATGAAGATTGTCTAGAGCTTGCCAGACATGATGCTGAATGGCTCTTTGGACAGTCTCTTGAAACGTACCAATGTAATTGTTATCGAAGATCTTGACTGCATTCTTAGGCATTTCTAATTCACAAGCTGGCGTACGAATAGTAATTTGATCCTGCCAGGTGTCATATTCACATCTACTATAACTTGGAATGATCCAAAGTTTATGATCGAAACCCGTTTCTCTATCGTCGATGGCATCCTTGATTTGTTTCTTGACCTTAGAAAAGTCAACGACTACTTGCTCAATTTCATCTACTTTACCGCCAACTAAGAAATTCGGATGATAGCTACCGCCTACGACACGGCCATTGTCATCAATGAAAGCATGGTCAACACAAGTCAAATAATTTAAAAACATGGTGCTTCTTTTGTTCATATGAGACTCCTCTGTGAAAGAGTAAGTATATTATGACGTATTTGTGAATAGATGTCAATCAATTTCATCAACCTTGTTAGGTTCATCTTTATCGAATCGAATTTCTACAAAGCGTGGCAAGAAAAGACTCCAAGCGCCAGACTCGTCACGAATTTTCATATTATATCTAACAGTCGCAATCTTGCCCATCATATAATCTTTTGTAAATTCTTCGCGTTGCTCATCTGTGAATCCTGTCCCTACACTGACCTTCAAGAATCCATCATCCGTGCCAAGAATCAAATTACCCAAACGATTCGCATTTTTGCCTGTCCCATACTCCCATCCAATCACTCGAAGATCTGCTTCCTTTTCTGCTTTCAGTTTACAAAGATCTTTGACTCGTTTAGGTTGCCAAACTGCTTGAGTATTTTTCAGAATGATGCCTTCTTTCCCTGACAGTAATGCTTCCTTGAACCATTCTTCTGCTTCTTGCATCGATGAAACCATTCGATTTTCTATCAAGCGAAATTTAAGACCATCCGTATACTTTTCATGAAAAATATCTTCTAATTCACGAATACGCTTCTCATAAGGGATCGTAGAAGAAAAATCGACAATATCCCAAACAGTAAAAGTGATAGTATCCGCTTCTTCGTCTGAGATGGTTCCTTTGATGGCTTTATTGATGATTCCGTTACTGATCTGACGAGGCATGAAGGAAGAATCAGGATTGATGCAAACAAGTTCGCCATCCCAAGTTTGGCCCGGCTTCATTAACATCCTAGCAGACGCATCGAGTTTGCCTTTATGATCGATTGGCTTCCCATTGCGAGAGAATGCTAGAGCATTTTTTCCATCGAAATACAGATGACAACGAACCCCATCCATTTTGATTTGCGCGTAAGCAGGAAATTTGATTTTAGATTTGTCTGTGTCTGCCAACATGACATCAAACGTCGGAACAAGTCCAGGCCATATCTTATTCACCGTAGCGACATTGATGCCGCATCTCAAGTCTCTTTCCAGAACACGTTTGACGACCTCAGCATCATCTTTAGAACATCTATTCAAAACCCTATTTAGAAATGCTCTAGCAATATTTCCGGTGACTTGACGGGTGGATAATTTTTCTAGTTCAAGCAGCGTCTGCTCGAGATCAACCTCTCCTGTACAAGTAGGCTCATGATCAATCTTCTTGATGAAGTAATTGATGTAAGGATTGAGAGCTGCGACTATTACTTTCTTCAAGAGTTCATTATTTTGTTCTCTTCTCAGAATATTTTCTTTGTAGATTCGGCTATTGCCGGCTGCCAATTCATTCAAGATATTAAGAATGTTCATTTTAGCTCACCTTACCAATCGTTCTATATTCAAGTCGTTTGTTCTTGATCATGGCAACATTGATGCCCATTTGCATACTAGCAGATATGCCCATATCAATATACACTGCCACTAAATCTGCTACAGTAATCCAGCTCATATGAGATATGAGACTGACGTCCTTTTCGATGGGAACTCTATCATTCAAGAAGTTCAGGTAGAATAGCTGGCCCGCAAAAGGGGCTTCGCCTCTCTTAATACTATCATGCACACATTTCTTTGCGTACAAGATATATCGATCCCTCATAGCAGGATCTTCTGTACCGTAAGGGCATTCGATGATGACTAACTTACGAGGATTTTTAATTACAGAGGGTATGAGTTGCGGTGTGACTCGTAATATAGTTGATGCGTCTTTGGGAACGCCAGGCTTGGGTGGCGCAACAGTTATATCAGTAGGTTTTCCACCAGTTTTGAATTGCGGCGCGGTGATTTTAGTTTCTTTCGACATTTAGATAACACCAAGGATGATGAAGTTTTCGCTGAAGCGTCCTTTACTTCCGATGTTATTTTCAGTTGTAGCGAGTTCTTTGAATAGTTTATTTAATGATCTCACGCCATCATCTTTTTTGAATTGCTCAAAGAATTTTTCTGGTTTACGAACTGTCTTATAGACACTCTTTTCAGGATCATAATTTTTCAGAGTAGTACCTACAAACATGAATCCCTGAGGATTGTTCGCCACATAAAGTCTTAATTTCTTGTGCTTAGTATCATAGACATACATCTTCCGAGCACCAACCACAGAAGTGATGGGAACGGATTTTATTCCCAGCACTTGATCTTCTTTCTGATAGCGTACAGATTTAGTCATCTTGATAGGATTCACCTTCTTTGGAGCTTTAGTAATTGTCTTCTTATTTTCGAGGGCTTTGATCATTACTAAAGCTTTGTCGCGACATTGTTGTAATACAGGTTTCAGGATTTTCATGGTTCGAGTATTATAATACTCACTATATTCTGTCATTTCTTTGATAGTTCTTTCACAGTAATCAACTACTGCCTGGACATGAGATTTATTATCGTTCAGAGTTAACACGGGCGGAGTCTTACCTTCTAAGGTTGCATCAATTACATCATCTAAGCTCTGCAAGCAAGGATTTACTTCAATGACTTTTGACTTGGTTTTTATTACAGGCTTGACAGCAGGTTCTTCTTGTTTAACAAATTGCAATTTCTCAAAGTACTTGATGAGATCCGCTTCCTGTTCAGGCGAAATCACATAACCGCGTTCCATCATACGGCAAATGAATCCTCGATTTGAAAAATAAGAATCTTCTAATCCAGCTAACTTCTCAGCAAGATCTGCGCGATTTTTCTTCAGCCAAGCAATTGCCCATTTCTTGCTGTCAGCATAATCATGGTTGCGAGAGTAAAAATTCAACCCCTTGATCAAGCCGATCTTATCAGATGAAAGAATTGTGAAGGTGGGTTCTTGTTCAACTTGAGAATTCTTTCTCTTGTAGGTTTCATTAATGTTCATGGTAGCCCCTCATGATCAATCGTCAAGTGTATTATAATAGAAAAAGAAAAAGATGCCAAGCTCCCTCGAATCACGCCCAGACTTCCTCCCAAGAACCAGTCAGTGCTCCCTTAGCGTAATCAACGACCTTCTGCTCAAAGAAGTTCGTATGCGTAACGCCCAACATGCCGTCAACCCATGGAACAGGATTCCTCTTCTGCTTGAAGATGCCTTTCATCCCAAGAGAAATTAGACGGCGATCCGCAATGTAGCGAATATACTTCTTCACATCTTCTCGAGGAAGACCTTCCATCTCATTCACTCCATAGGCCAGGTCAATGAACTTGTCTTCGAGTTCAACCATCTTCTCAGCAATTGAATAAATTTGAGACTTGAGCTCATCAGTCCAGATATGACGATTTTCTTTAATGAACTCTCTGAATAATTTTATCATTGATTCACAATGTAAAGTCTCATCCGCGATACTCCAAGCAATAATTTGACCCATGCCTTTCAACTTACCGAAACGAGGAAAATTCAAAAGCATGAAGAATGAAGAAAAAAGTTGCATGCCTTCTGTGAAAGCAGAAAATACGGCAATCTGCTGAGCTATAGTTTCTTTATCTTGTTTGATAAATTCAGACACAAAATCATGCTTATCTCGCATCTCTTGATACTGAAGAAATTCATTATAAGTTGTTTCTGGTAATCCTAATGTTTCAATGAGGTGGGAATAAGCGGCTATATGTACCGCTTCGCGAGCCGCGAAACTACTCAGCATCATTCGTATTTCAGGCTGCGGAAATACAGGCAAGTAATTTCTTACATAAGCTCCAGAAACATCAATATCGCCTTGAGTAAAGAAACGAAAAATGTGAGTAATGAAAGTTTTTTCGCTTTCTGTTAGCTTGTTTCTCCAATCATTCACATCTTCTAGCATCGGAACTTCTGTCCATAGCCAATGCATTTGTTCACTGGCCTTGAAAGCTTCGAAAGCCCAAGGATAAGTGAAAGGTTTAAAGTAATGGCGCTCATCAGTCAGTTTCAGTTTTCTGTCAACCATACACTAGCCCTCGCAAGCAAGACAGGTATTATTCTCAACAAGAGAAGCCATATCAATTTCATCTTCTATTCTTTTACGCTCAATGCGCTGACCAACTCTATCAGCTTTACGAAGTTTTGTGCTGCGACAATAATAGAGAGACTTCAATCCCTTCTTCCAAGCCATAAAATGAACCGCATGGAGATACTTAACGTTTACGTTTGGTAAGAAAAATAGATTCACGCTCTGTGCTTGATCAATGAATTCCTGTCTATCTGCCGCGAGTTCAATAATCCATCTTTGGTCGATTTCAAAAGCAGTTTTAAAAACAGCCTTGGTGTACTCATCCATCCAATCCAAATGCTGAACAGAACCATCATTAGCAATTATACTGGCCCACGTTTCATCATACCAACCATTCCCATGTTTTTCTGCTTCGGTTTTGATGATACTATCCAAAAAACGATTTTTCATGAAATGAGACCCTGAGCTAGTGTCTTGGCGGTAAGCATTAGCAACATAAGGTTCTATGCTAGGAGAAGTATTGCCCATGATGATACTAGAAGAAGCATTCGGCGCAATTGCCATGACATGAGTGAATCGTTTCATTACTCCAGCTTCAGCTGCATCAGGACAAGGACCGCGACGCTTGGCTAATTCGAGATTTGCTTTGTCCAGCTGAGAACGAATATGAGAAAAAATTCGTTTGTTAAGACTTTTTGCTAGTGCGCTTTCGAAAGCGATATTATTTTTCTGTAATAGCGCATGAAAACCAAGAGCTCCAACCCCTACACTTCGTTCACGCATAGCACTATAACGAGCTCGTGCTATGGTGTTTGGAGCATTTTCAATGAAATAGATTAGAACATTGTCAAGCATCTCAAGTACATCAGGCAAAAATTGTTCATTATCTTTCCAATCATCCCAATATTCAAGATTCACTGAACTCAAACAACAAACTGCAGTTCGATCTGGAGAAGTTGCTAATGAAATCTCAGAACAAAGATTGCTGCCATGAATTTTCAATCCCATCGCTTTCTGATAATCAGGTAAAGCGCGATTGGCTGTATCAATGAACCACAAATAAGGCTCGCCCGTTTGCATGCGAGTTTCCAGAATACGCTGCCAAAGTTCACGCGCTGAAACCGTTTCAACTACCTTACCAGTATTAGGTTGAATCAACTCCCAAGTATCATCTGCTTCAGGATCAACCATACATCTTTCAATAATCTCCATGAACTTATCAGTGATGCATATGCCATGATTCAAATTCGGGGTTCTTAAGTTCTGATCCCCAGTCGGTTTACGCATTTCAAGAAATTGAATAATATCAGGATGGTCGATAGGCAAATAAGCCGCAAAACTTCCACGACGAGTAGTGCCTTGCTTATAAGCTAAAGAAGCCGCATCATAAACTTTCAAATGAGGCATCACTCCTACAGATTTTTCATCGCAGCTACGTATTCCGACATGAATACCTACACCACCACCCAACATACTCAACCAACAAGTTTCATGAAGATTATTAACCAATCCCTCCGCAGTGTCTTCTAAGTAATTTAAGTAACAAGAAATTGGCAATCCTTTCTTATTTCGCCCGAAAGACAAAATAGGCGTCGAATAACTCAACCAATGTTTACTTGCATATTCATATAAACGTTGCGCATGTTCAGGATCAGAGCCGAATTTTGCGCTCACATAAGCAAATCTTTCTTGAGGGCTAGTTTCATCTTCTCTCATATAAGAATCTTTGAGGCGACGAACGCCCAATTCATCAAAAAGACTATCCCTCGATAAATCCATTATGATGCCACTCTGATGTTTTACTTTTTCTTCCATTGAAACCTCATCCGATATATTGTTCGACTGGAATTTGCATGGAACGAAGGAATTCTATACCTTCGTTACAGCGATATGGTTCTTTGAAAACTACGCGTACGAACCCTGCGCCGTATATCATCCTGGCGCAATTCAAACAGGGCTGGTGGGTGCAATATATCTCGCACCCTTCTAAGGCAATACCTTTCTTGCTACTGAAGAGGATTAAATTTTCTTCAGCATGCATAACTTCGGCGCGAGTCACTAAAGAATAATGTTCGCCTTGCTCATCTATATATGGGAATTGAATGCGGATTTCTTCAGGGGATAACCAGCCTAGATCTTTTTCGGTTGGGTATACTCTAGTTTCACATTCATTAGGTCTCCCTGCAGGTGTGCCATTAAATCCACATAGCACAATTCTCTTTTCACGAACAGCTACCGCACCAACTTTCATTTTGTTGGCGCGACTCATCATCGCAGTTCGAACCGCAATATCCATGAAGAAAGTATCCCAACGATTCACCAGTTAATCTCCAATTTTTCATTGAATTCTTTCAATTCTCGATCAGTTAAACCAAAAGCTTTTGCGATGCCTTTTTCATCTCGAAAATCTTCATTTATTTCGAGCCATTTATCAAAACTGATAAGACGTTTCAATAGATCCATTTCCATACGAGAAAAGCTGACGCCATTTGACCAATAATCCTCGAATGCCTCACAAGTAATTGGCAAGTGAGGTTTAACTAAATTATACATTGCATCTGCATAGAGCACAATTTCTTTTTGTGCGTGCTTAGGATCATTTCGAAGTTTGACATAATGAAAGAAATTCTTCAGATCAATCTTCCAATATAATTCAGTATAGGTAGCAAGCGG